GACGAGTCTATCGTCTTGGCTTTTGACAAAAAGAAGGCTGATGACCGTAAGACGTGGCTTCTGGAGAGTACAGCAAAAAATCCAAAGGACCTCGAAATTCCATATGGTAACGTAAAAAATCTAAACATCACAGACTTTGTACACAAGGACCTCGTAAACTTTTCACTCGCAGACCTCAAGCGTTCCATCGCCCACGTGTGTGATGGACTCAAACCGTCTCAAAGGAAGGTTATGTATTCCTGTTTCCAAAAGAATCTGACCGGTGAGATGAAGGTGGCGCAGCTGGCTGCTTTTGTGGCTGAGAAGAGTGCCTATCATCACGGTGAAGTATCCCTTGCAGAAACGATCGTGAAGTTGGCGAATGACTATACGGGCAGTAACAACATAAATCTTCTGGAACCCTGTGGGCAGTTCGGAACCAGGCTCATGGGCGGCAAGGATGCCAGCCAGACGAGGTACATCTTCACACGACTGACACCCGAGGCCCGAAAGATTTTCGACCCCAAGGATGACGCCATTCTCAACTATTTGGATGATGATGGTCGCTCCATCGAACCCGACTTTTACATGCCTACCCTTCCTATGGTTCTCGTGAATGGTACAGAAGGCATTGGTACCGGCTTCAGTTGCTACGTACCTCCGTTCAACCCGGAGGATATCCGTGAGAACATTCTCAACTTTCTCCACAACAAGAGCCTCAAGCGAATGAAGCCGTGGTTCAGGGGTTTCAAGGGTAAAGTTTTCGAACAAGATGACGATTCATGGATGACCCAGGGTCTTTGGACGTGTGTCGGTAAGACGATCAAGGTGACTGAACTTCCACCGGGTCGGTGGACACAGGATTACAAAGAACACCTGGATAGCCTCGTCGAAAAGAAGATCATCGGTAGCTTTACCAATAACAGTACGACGGAAAATGTGGATTTCCTCATTCAAGAGTATAATGGTAAAGATGCTGTGAAGGATCTTAAACTGGAAAAGGTTATTCGTACATCAAACATGCACCTTTTCCACCCGACGCGGGGTATTCATAAGTACAACACCCCCGAAGAGATTTTGGGTGACTTCATCAAGCTCCGATACGAGTATTACAAAAAGCGGAAGGAGTATCTCATCAAGGTTCTCGAGGCAAAATCGAAGATGTGTGAATACAAGTCGAAGTTTGTCACTATGGTCATCAATGGTGACATCATCGTCTTCCGCCGTAAAAAGCAAGAACTTGAGAACCAACTTTCCAGTCTCTTCCCCCAAATTAATGGGTCTTGGGACTATCTCCTAAACATTAAGACCGTTCAATACACGGAAGAGAGCGTACGAGAACTTCTGAAGGAATCCGAACAGGCGAAAAGGGAACTCGAGCTTATGAGGTCTACAACACCCGTGAACATGTGGGAAACGGATATTAAAAATATGTAGACAATAGATAAGTATGGGTGAAGCCGCTAAGATTTCTCTCAAAGCTATTGGAAAGCAAGATCTACACTTACTTTCCAAAGACCCAGAAGACTCGTTCTTTAAGGACCGGGACATGACACGACACTCTGAATTTAGGAAGTATCACAGAAGTCGTAATATCATTAACCCGGGTCAGGTGACCGGGTGGCCATTTGGTCAAACGATAAAGGTTCAGTTTCACCCTCAAAATATGGGTGATCTTTTGAGTAACATGTGGTTGAGTATCACCATGCCCGGTTTGTCCGATTTCGGTGCAGGTAAAAACTTTGCGGATCAATTGGGTAGACACATTCTCAAGAGTGTCACCATGTTTGTCGATGAACTCGAGGTGGAGAAAATTCACGATGACTGGGGAATCATATACGATGAGCTTTATTTAGAAATGTCTGAAAAGGTGGCGAATAGGTTTCTTGTGAATAGAAGTATTGGTTACGATGATTCCACTCTAGACAACTTCGACGATTATGCGCAGTACTCATCTGATCTCGTGATTCCCCTCCACTTCTTCTTTTCGAGGAAGTATGCGAGTGATGAATACACTTCGAATAAACCCAACCGTCCATACTTTCCCATATGTGCGGTGCATCGCCAAAAGATTGAGTTTGAGTTGGAGTTTCACAAACAATCGTTCTTCACAGATACCGGTTCGGCTATACAGCTTCCAGAGTTTAGACTCATCACCGAAGAGATTACTGTGAGCCCTGAAGAGCGCAAGTTTTTTGCGACGGAGCGTCAAACGTTCGTGACAGATATCGTACGTAAACACCCGACCATAGTGAGCGATTTAAATAAAGACATCATCAGAAACAATCTCGTTCCAGACATTCCGGTGAAGTGTATTCACTGGTTCTTACGCAACACCGAATTTGAGGATGCGTCAGACTCTTCGGGTGGTAAGCTCGTACAAGAAGAAAAGTATTACCAAAACCGTTTCAACTTTTCGTCCAACGTCAATTTCGATGAGGTTCAGACATTCTTCTACCCGATCATGAGCGAGGCGAGTTTCTACATAAACGGTGAGCGATTACCAAACGTATCCAACACAAATCACAATTATTACAAGTACCTGATTCCGTTCAGGAACAGGCTTTCCAGGCCTATACGCAACATATACACATACAGTTTCTCGATGAATCCGATTAATGTGGAACCATCGGGGAACTTGGATTTTAGTCAGATACAATCCGATAAGACTTCGATTGAAGTGAAATTAGACACGTCTGCGAATTCGCTCGTCGACACGGCGACAAAGACGTATTCACTTCACATGTACTACACGGGGTATCAGACGTATATTTTTGACAAGGGTTTCATGTCACTTGCTTACTAAACAGCGAGTTCTTGTTGTTCGCGATGTACTCGATGATGTTATTCTTGATGCACCATTTTATGAAATTCAGCTGTGCCAGCGTTGTATGAATTTCCTGAGATGTACCCGGAATAGTATACGCAAACTTGGCTGACCGACAGAAGGGATCAAAGAGTTTCTTCGAATAGCCATCAAGACTGCTCTTGTACGCACAGTGTACAGTGAAGAGTTTACCATCGGTGGTTGTATAGGATGTGTTATTCTTTTTCGCGTAGTTCGTGATAAACCACTCAAGATTCCTGAGTGAAATGCCACTTGTTTTGTCTAAGATGTTCATGAGTTTAGTTCGATTCTTTTCGTCTCCATAAAAGCTGTTGATTGATGATAGTAGAATAGTCGATTTGTTCATTACACTAAAATATACCCAAATCTCTAAGCTCCGAACGCGCTTCATCAATTTCGTTACACGCGTTTTCGAAATGATCGTCACTAGTCAGCGTACGTCTCTGGATTTTCTCACCCTGTTCCTTGTGGAACTTACAGTACCCCTCACACTTAGCCTTGAAGCTACACCTACGTGTTGTACCGTTGGAATCCTTGATGATTCCCTTGCAGATGTCCGTGTTGTATGCCTCTTCCCCGTCGCGCAGTAAGAGGTCGAGAGGGATCTGATGTTTTTTGTGGATATGGTCAAGAACCTCGGCCATCTTCTCTCGCCCACTTTGCGAGAGTTCTTCATCCACCTTTTCGTGTACGATTTCGTCGATCGCATCCTCGATGAGAGCGGGAAGTTGATCACTGATGAGTTGTTTCACATTTTCCATAACAATTTTGACGATACGTTTGTTACTCATCCTTACTCATACTTTGTTCGTAATTTTTAAATAAGTCGTCAACCGAATTTTGTCTTTGTCGAAATGCTTTAATACGATCTCGAAGTTCTGCAACCTTACCCGTATCGTCCAAGTTGTTCTTTTGACACTCTTCGACGAGCTGTTCTCGTTTCATGGTACTCAGGGCTGGACCAGTCTTCTTCTTTTGGGGTTTATGTTCAGCTATGATGTCACCAAAGATTTCCTGTTTGGTATTCTCGTACAGTGGATCGAGTAGGTCGCATACAGGGTTTAGAAACTTGTTTTCGAAGTAGTAGTGATAGTCAATAGGGACGTTGTTTTCTTCTACGTATTTTGGGTCTTCAGATTTTTCAAAGGCTTTGGCTTTGGGGTTATCCGTCTTGGTGAGTAGGTAAGGTACACGATCACCCGATTGGGGCTCCGAACCGGGCTTACGTTGGCGCATCTTATTAACCACTTGTACGTGCGCTTGGTTAATGTGCATACTTTCAGGGCTCATGATCGATACAGATTTACCACCAACCTTGTATGTATCGGCGAGAGACTGACTCAGGATGAGCTTCTCGTTCGGTACCTCACCGGCGAGGAGCTGAGACGCACGTTCCCGTGCCAGTTCCTTAGGCGGACCGGTATCCGGGGCGTCGAGCACTACATCGAGGAGTTCCTTACAGACTTCTCGGACGTGTGGTGTATTGTCTCGGCGTACGAGCTGGAGACCCTTCACGTCTATGTAGTCCATGTGCATCTGGTCATCTTTTCCCTTTGTCCACAGTTTAGCGGCGTAACGCTTTTTCGAATACAAAAAGTACGGCCAATAGACCTTTTCGAGCTCCAAATTGTTTGGTTTTTTGAACAGGGCGCTACACTCTTCTGCGGCTCTCTCACCCAATTCCCAACTGTACTCGATCGCTTCCTTACCCTTACGCTCACCGACGTCAAACTCGACCATGACGGAATCCGTGTCCCCGTACCTGACCTTGGCACCGGGAAAGTTAGCCTCTACATAGTTCTTCGTCTCTTCAATCATACCACGACCCCTACACGTCGTCGTAGAGGCGATAGGTACACACGGAAGAATACCCTTACCCGCACCGGTGAAACCATACACAGAGTTCATGGAAATCTTGTACGCCAACTGTTTACCATTGTAGACTTCTTTCATCGAACCTGTGGCTGCGGCCATATCCTTCTTCGCCTTTTTGCGAAACTGTTTAAGCTCGAGAAGGATAGCTGGAAGAAGGCTCGGTACACCTTGGGCAAACTTATACGTCTTCTCACCAACTTTGAAAGTTTCGTATTCAACTCCGGGGACGTTTCCATAGTCTTTCTCGTTCATCACGTACGTAGAGTAACAAAGATTATGTGCCATCATGATACTAGGATACAGGGCTTCGAAATCTAGGGCGGTAATAGGGGTATAATACGCTCCTTTTTGTGCCTCGAGAACCGTAGCACCCTCATAGGGCTCTTCGGGAATAGCTCCGTACTTGATCGTCGGGACCATGTACCCGAGTTCGCGAGCCTTTTTCGACAGCTGAGAGAATACTTTGATTTGCTGTCCACGCTCCACGAGGAAAGCGATAGGAACCCACGTAGCTTTAGCCATCTCGAGCAAGTTCAAAAGTGTACACAGCTTTTTGATGAGACGGTGCGGCAATAGAGTATCCTTCACACAGTACTCGGCAACTTCTCGTAGCTTCACAGGGTCACCTTCGAGGTACCGCGCGAACATTTCCTTGGGAGCCATATCGATTTTTTGGTCACCAAGATACAGCTTAGAAACTTCGTTGAGCTTGTATGAATCCAGTTTGTACCCCTTTTTAACTTCGTGGAACATATCGAAAATAAATCGACCGGGCATGGGTAGAAGCTTCAGGAAATTATCACCCAAAGCGCTGGAACTCAACTTCTTACTGACAAGGTGGCACTCACTATCCTTGAGTTTACCCAAGTCGTAAAAGTCGAGACCACACCCAACCATAGCGGCTCGTTTGTAAATATACTCAAGATCGAAACCGAAGATGTTCCACCCGGTCATGATGTCAATATCTTGCTTGTTCAAGTACTCCTTGAACGCGAGAAGCATTTCCCTTTCCGTGTCAAAGCTGATGATATTTGAACCTTCGAGATTAGGGTCCGTCTTCTTATAGCAAAAACAGGTTTTATCGTATGGTTCTTCACTGCCGAACGTACAGAGCGAAATAGCAATCTGAAAACAGGCATCTTCTGGAACGTCGGCATCAGGAAACTTTCCGGTAGAGCTATTACACTCAATATCGAAAGACGCCACAACGAACGGTGCGATATCGTCACGGGCTACAGGTGTAAGCGTACGCCAATCGTTACACCACAAGTCAATATCCGTCTTGGCGAGATGCGAGCGCACACAGTTCGGACCCGTGTCCAGCCACCCAGTAGATTGAATACCCGTACGATGCATCAATCTCAGGACGGGGTCGATGTTTGATTCGTACACGTGATACTTTTTGAAATCATTGTTGTACATGAAAATAGAATTGACTTTACGTCGAGCTTCCAAAGTCTTGAAGTTCAAGTGCATGAAATGAAACTCTTCGTTGTTTTGAAAACCCCACACATCCTTTTGTTTCGTCAGACTATAACTCGTCACGTGATCCCTCCTTAGGGCATTAATATCATTGTACAGACGAGTCACATCCGAAGGCTTCGTTCCTTTCGGAAGCTTTACAAAGAAATACGGATCGAATGTCGTCGTCACACAAATGGATTTTCCTTCTTCAGTTTTACCGAAGATGCTGATTTGATGTTCACCCTCAACATCTCGGGCCTCCCATGTGAGTGCTTGAAAAACTACCATGTGTATACCTCGACCCAAAATTTTAATATCATTTATTAATAAATGTCAGCTGCTTTAATTGAGCTCGTGTCTGTCGGAGCCCAGGATGTATTCATCACTGGTGACCCAGAGGTGAGCTTTTTCCGTCAGAGCTATAAGCGCCATACTAACTTCGCGATGAAGCCCGAGAGGATGGACTACATCGGTACCTTCGGTGCGAACAACGAAATCACCGTTCCTATTCGCTCTAAGGG